GGGACCCTGCTATTATCATATAGCTATGTGCGTTATCCAGGCGGAGGGCCGCCTGCTATTTCATCGTCTACAAAATTGTGTGTAGTATTACCAGAGGCGATATAAGGCCCTACTTTGATTAAAGTAAAGAGAGCATTCATACCGACATCTGATGGTGCTGGAAAAGAACCAGTAACAGACAATTGAAGAGTGAACTCATTTGATGTGGAAGCAGTGAAATAACATTCGAATACACTATTGGACACACTGGAAATAACACTGAAGTAATTTCCAATTCCAGTAGGTTGTGAGTATTCAGACTGAAAAGCAGAAGGGAAATTGAAAGCAATATTTGATGTATTGCCCCAATTGAAATAAATACCATCTTGTACCATAACAGTGGGAATAAAACTGACTGTGTCAGCTTCCGACGCTGTATGGTAGACTTGATAGGCAAAACGCCATCTACCAGATGGAATATTAGTCAAAGTGATTTGACCAGTACAATCTGATGAAACGACGTTTGCAAAATCAAACATGTCGATGGTGAGTCCTGATCCATAAAACCCATAGAGGTTTGTATATGGAAGAGTATTCCTAAAGAAAGAAGTTCCGCTGGGGCCTGTCATCCTAGTGAAAGTAGAACAGTAACCTAGATCAACGCTTGATACCTAATTAGCTGTTGAACAGAAAGAAGGATTAAGTTGACAGATAGCGAGAACCGCGTTTGTAGGTGAGGTGTTGAGAGTGCCACCACTGAGAGTGATGGTAGCTCCTCCCGCAGTAACATTATAATTTCTAGTGACAAACAACTTGTTTCCGGTATAACTGAGATTGAAACTTGTGGGCTCAAAATCTATAGTTAGACCGGAGGAAGCTGTAAAAGTAGGTGGTACAATAGCGGTAGAAGCACCTTCAACCATGTAAGATACTTGATAAGTACCAACAGGGACGTTTGAAGGAAAGGTTAATACAGTACCATTGAAGGTACATGCTAAATTACCCGTTGTTTCAGCAACGAGACCATCAGTACCTGTATATGCAGATGTGGATATACCTGTAATTCCTCTGAACGAAGTTTGGAGGATAGAGTAACCTCTAATTCCACCGTAAACCTGTTCTTTAAAGAAAGTGATATCGTAACTAACCCATAACTCACCCAAGTTGGTGTTTGATGCTGGAACACCAAAAGTTGCAACTTGGAAGTTGCAAAGGTCATACCATTGAAGGTTGTCACTTGGGGTGACAGACGACCTAACTTTAAGCAGTTCAATTGGACGTTCAGCAGCGGCACATTCTATAGCATGGATAGAATTGCAATCAGATTTAGTTGAAACGGCAAATTGTGAATTTTCCATTTCAACTTTTGAAGAGAAGGGGGCATCTATGACATCATAATCAGAGGCGAGAACGATCCCACCGAGAGCTTGAGTGCTAGCTCCAGCGTATGATGATGAGGTGCTTTTAAAACTAAAAACAATACCATTTGGCTTCCATTGATCAAATTGTTGAGCAAAAGCAGCAAGCCAAGGAAACAAATCCGTATTACCAGGATTCAACCAATATGATTGGTTTGTGAAGGTGTTGGCTGTACCTGAAACGACGTCTCCAAGATACTCGGAGTGAACGATTCTGGTGCCGCGACCAGACCTGGTAAATTTTGGTATAACAGATGCTGTACCACTCTTAGTTGTAAGAGAATTAGAGATAACAGTATAATCACCGTGACCAATAATATGGGAGACACCTTCTCCAGCCGCAATAGCAAGAGCTGGATTACCTGTGATACCACCAACAGCAGAGCCTGCGAGAGCTCCAATTTTGGTTGCATTCTTCTTTACTAGTTTCTTTCCTTCTTTGACGGCAAGTTGAGCTAGTTTTTGTTCTGCAACCTTAATAAATTTTGGGGGCATTTGTTTAGTTTTGTTTTTAGTTTTACGAGTCTTAGGTTTGTTGTTTAATTTAGATTTGGCAAGTTTTTGCAACTGTGGATCTTTAGCGTTTTTGATAACAAAATTGAAAAGATTTTGAAGAGTTTTAACTTTGGGCATTCCTAGGATTCTTTATGCAACCCCCGCCGGGTTGCTGTAGACAACTTGTAAAACAAGATTAAATTGGTGGAGTGCTTAAGAAAGAAGACCTAATGAGTTCTTCGTAATCTTCGGTTCTTGGGGAACCGGGGGCAAGCGGCCAGGATTTAATGAAAATATCTAACTGGCGGGACAATTGAGGATCATTATGATGCTCGAAGATATACTGCTTGAGCTTGTCTTCATCATAATATTTGTTGGATAAAAGGTTATACATTTGTTTTATAATATTCAAAGGTATACATTTTCCATCAACCCAACGTTGTGAGCAAAATAAAAAGTCATCGGGAGAACCAAGCTCAAAACCAGTGAGCACCATTCCAAACTCTGCGAAAAATGAAGAAAGGTCTTCATTAGAACAGAATTGTTGGTTAATGGCGTCGTCTCCTTGTGCCCTTTGTAGAGGTTGAAGTATGACGTGTTTTGACATGTTTCCTGATGAATTTAATATCTTTGGATCACTATTAGAATAAATTGAGACTTTCCCGAATTTCCTTGCAGCTAAGAAAATAAGAGAAGATCTAGAAGTTGTGTTCCCGAAACTGGTGTCATACTCTCCGGAACGTCTACCTCCAGGAAGAAGTTGGGAGAATATTTCACCGTTGGACAAAACGTAGGAAGGTCTAGCTAAGACAAGAGAATTTATGAAACTCATATTGGCAAAGGCAGTGCCTTGGGCACGATTTGTGGCAATTTTCTGGAAAACACTAAGATTGATAACTTGTTCGCTTTGGGAATAGTCCATTGACTTCACATCGGTAGTGACCAATGTTGAGTTGAAGGGATCATAAGAAGTTGGGATTTCTTCTAATATTTTAGAAGCGAACAAGCTGGCCATGGGGTCGGTAAAACCAATACCAACACAACCAGGACCCTCGTACCACCTAGTTTTCTTTGGAAGATCAACACTATGAAATAAATACATCTCAGTGAGTAGTTGGATCAAAGAAACACTATTTATGATACGTTCACGAATTCCTATTTTTGTGGTTTTAGTAGGTTCGTTCTTAACAAAGACACGAACAAAATCATGTAGTCCCCATAAAACAAGCTCTATGGGCGTGGGATTAAGAGACATGAGATCTAGATAATCAACTTGATGATATAATTTGAGACGTCCTAAAACACAAGATATAAGGTTGTCAGGTTCTTTTGTGACAACATCTCTTTTCGAGTTATAGAAATAACAATATGGGAAACCGGGGCCAGTATCTAAACTAAGCTGGGTAATCATATCGCGAATTCTATCGATGTCAAAAGTAACATCGGAAGTGTATGAAACATTCAACTCTGGAGGTATTGTCCCCATGGGATAACTTTCTTCATAAAATTTAATCAGATCTTCCATTTCCTCTTGAGAAATAGTTCGAGAACCTTCGAACTGAGACAAATGGTATTTGAGGCTACGACGTTCTACAGTCGCTCCTGTGTCAGGAAACTGCAGATTTCGAAGTTGAGGTTCGAGTATAGAAGCATTTATGATGCCTTGGGTTGGAGGTTTGGCTGGGCCGAAAGTCCTGCCAACCGCGAACGTAACTCCTTGTTTGACGTAGCCAAAACCTTTCGTCGAGTAATCATGTTCTGGGATTCTGACTCCATATTTTGGACTTTCTGAAGTGCTGCTATCGCCTTGTCCAACTCTGTGATTGAGTTTGAATTCATCGTTATCGTTTTGGATAATTGCTCCTTGTCGCATACCTCCGTTGTTGCTGAGGATGGGGGTGCCATCTTCTGCGTATCGGAAGTTGAAGTCGATGTTTGTCTCGGATCGCGAGGCTTGGGCAAGATCGAATAAGGCTTTGATGTCCTGGTCTTCAATATTCCCTTGGGAGTCGCAGAGCTTGTATCTTTTGAGGATGAATTTTGGGTCTTTTCGGTCCGACTCAGACGACCTTGTTGAAAATTTCTCTCAACCAAAGGTTCTGAATCGGATTCAAAAGTGACGTTTGTTTTAGGCAATCGAGGTTTCCTAACAAACGTTTCGGATGAGAGACTTTCAGATTCTTGACTAACGGGGACAAGGGGTCTGCGGCGTCTTTCATCAATGGCTTTCGCTACAGTTGACGTGGCACCAACTGAAGATGAGTCCAGTCTGGCGGCAACGTGTAGTAGGCGAGAAGTCATGGATTGCCCAGGAGTACCTGCAACCAATGAAGGGGAAGATTCAACTGGGGTTTGAGGAGCGATGTCTCCTGTTGGTTGATTAATTGGAGAAGATGCTAACTCATTAGCGATATGTATTGAGGGTTCAACAGGAATCGCTGAGGAAGGGAGTTCAACAATAGGAGCAACAACAGGAACAGGAGCAGGCAGATTCACAGAAAGGTTAACCTCTCTGTTGAAGTTCTTACTACCTTTACTTGATAGAGCCTTTTCTACTGTGGATCTTCTCCTAGCAAAAATTCCTTCATCAAGGGCTCTGGCTGTTTCCTCAGAAACCGCTCCAAAAGCCATCATCTCATCACTATAATTTTGGAGATCTCTGTAATCATCGATAAGATCAATGTCATCAGACCTTTCAAAATATTCTTGGTTGATGCGTGCTCTCATAAAATCATCAGTTGCCAAAGCTAATTCATATTGCCTTTCAGCTTCTAAATCAGCCTTGATTTCAGCTTTGGTTTGGTCATCCACCAATTCCACCAAAGATGGAGTGGACATGTAGTCAGCAAGATTGCTTTCTAATAAAACTTTTGTAGAGACAGAGGTCTTATCTTTCCTTGTATCTGCTTTGAGCTTTGACATAGGATAAACATAATTTTTGAAAGTTATGAAAAGATTTTCAGCAAAATTTTGGCTGTCGACACATCCAATATGGATAGCAACAATATCTGATCCTTTAAAAATAGGAGAACCAGAACAACCAGGCATGGTACTTGCAGAATGAGAAACATAAAGACCCATAGATGCAGTGGCAGTTTCTGGATATTTGATGTGTCCTTCTGAAAACAAATAAGATGGCGTTGTTGACTGACTTTGGGCGTCAGAAAAATATACTCTAATTGGGCCTGGTTGAGGACACCTGATTTTTGAAAGAGAATATGGACGACAGGCTATGACGGAAAATATAGCTGCCGGAACTTTAAGAACGCAGGTTTCTCCAACAACTTTTGGAAACATAACTACGAAATCAGTCAATAGGGCACTGCCTTTAGGGCCGTGGACTCTGACTTCAGAAGTTTTGAGGTTGTCAAAGAGTAACTGGGCAACGTGGTTACAAGTACAAAAACCGGGTAAACCAGATTTAGTCGTAACTGCGAAACCAGAACCTACGATCCTATCAGAAATGGTGAAAGTAACACAACATTTTGGCATAGATGGTGTATGTTTCATCGTACTAAATGGTTGGGCACTTTCAAAAACAACAGCTGGGACTGTTGCTAGTTTTGTAGCTTGGAGAGCTTTCAATAGTAAACCAAGAGTGTCAGTCTGTTTTACGTCTATTCCGCCTCTAAACACAGATGGTGAATAATCAAAATAAAATCCATACGCTACGTTAGCAAGAAATTTCCTCACAACAAAGTTTGCAAGGAATAAACCAGAGGCAACCCCTAGAATGCTGCCGAAGGTATAATAAGTTGAGGGGTTTGGACCGTAATTTAGAGAAACTATGGTAAAGATGAATGTAAGTGTGACGAGGTCTACAAAGAGAATGAAGGTCATCACAAAATAATACACTATCTTATTAACAAAATGATTGCTAAAAACAAACCACCAGAGATAACAGAAAAATCCATATAAATTGAAAATAAATTTAAGATGGACACCAGATGTATACTCATCGTATATGTAGTAAATGACGCTATTATGCGAAACATAATCACCAAAAGGGGTGTTTTTACAGTCGAAAATAGCAAAACAGACTAAAAATAGGTTCTTGATCTCAGTGAAGAAAAGAACAACCCATTTAACACAAACATAAAGATATTGTAAAGCGGTAACAAAAAGGAAAACCAAAAACCGTTTGCTGTAAACAAGTGACGATGGGTCGTCTATTGTGGCAACAGCGAGTGTTTTAATTCTATCTTTAATTGTAGATGTGTCAGGAAAAGGGTCCCATGAAGGATCTTTTTCTCTGTCAAGAGTATGTTGACAATTAACTTTTGCGTTACCTTCGAACCACTTACATTTAGTGACAGTGTAACCAACTCGACAAACATCTTTGTCAAGGTGGTAGAGAATAGCTGGTATAGGGAAACTTGAATCCAAATTTCCAGGAACAAAGTCTTTTCCTTCAAGAAGGTCTTCATAAGAAGTTAATTGAGGGACAGTTTCCTTGTTTTGAAAATGTAATATAAATTGAGACAACATTGAAATGTACTCATCTTCAGTATACAATGAACTCAAGATGAGGACAAGAATGAAAGAAATAAGACTTTTCATTTCTACGAAAATATCAGACTCGAGAAATGATGGTCACTTCTTGTTTAAACAAAATATTACGTATCACAAGTACAAAGAAGGCTAAGAATCTTAGTTTTCTTTCTAG